GAGCAAGAGAACCGTGCAAATGCCATGTTTGTGAACTGAAATGGGCTGACTATAGCCGAGACAATGTGAAGTATTGCCATGATTGTAAGCCGCTAGACTGGGGTATTTGATGCCAGTAGTGAGTTTGAACCTGACAGAGCAAGCGTATCGTGCCTACATACAGGTCCCTAGAGGCCGTAGGAGCCAAGTATTCAGTGCGATCATAGAGAAGAGGGACCTTGACCAGAAGATGAGAGGTGCAGGCATCCTTGAAGACTTGGGATATACAACAGTCGGAGAGGCAATCCGTACCCTAACGACTAGACTAGAGGCTTCAGCCAAGACGATTGCACAGCTAAGGAAGGATGATTGAATGCCGATCTGTATGGAAGAAAAATTGTGGCGGTTGCAAACTTCAGAAGCACTCGCTGATAAGTGCGACATGATGATGAAGTTCAACAAGCGAACACGTATCTGGACATGTCCTGCCTGCGGGTACGCGTACACAATCGCCCCAGAACAGCAATCCCTGAACGAATACACACGATAGTCCTAGACTTTCATGTCCACTTGTTCCAGTAGTGCTTTCCGATCAAAGACACATTGCCTGGTATGTTGAAGTAGCCAGGCGTCGGGTTGGTTCCTTGCTCCCAGTATTGACCTTCACCAGTGTAGAAGTCGAGGACATCGGCCGTCGCTCCTTCATAGACGATCTCTTTCTTCTCCGCCTGGCTGACGATGACAGTACCGGCCACGGCTCCGATTACATAACCAGTAGTAACTGGTAATACAACATTGGCCACGGCAGCGGCTGTTTGAGTTCCTGCAGCTGCACGTGCCATGAGGGCTGTATCGGCAGCTACAATCCTTGCTCCACTCCATCCTGCTCTCAGCAGCCAAGGAGCGGATCTAATCAACCCACGTTCAACGGGTTTGAGAACCCATCCTGAAGTCAACCCTAGAGTCACCAATCCCCAGGCTAATCGCTCCTTCCAGTTCTTTCTATAAGACCTTCCAGGAGGGAGGGCATATCCGATACCGAACCTGAATATTGGAAGAAGGAAGGGCATCTAATCAACCGGCTCTTGAAGGACATAGGATCGTCGCAGACGTTCAATATATCTCAAATCAGTTTCTTCGGCTATCAACGCGGGGACAACAACAGCAGTTGGTGGAGTAACAATTGAATTAAGGGGCTCGGCGCTTAGCGCGCTTGATAGATGTAGAGCTCTAGTAATATACAATTTCTGTCCGGCGGTAGCACTACCAGTTCCCCAACTACTAGATCTAGTTTGATTCGGCAGGAAGGGAGATGCGCCCAGAGCAGTGACAGCCCCGTATTGAAATGATCTAGCATTTCCATAGTGGACGTCCTCAAGGTCGTAGGGCGCACCTGTTCGCACGGTTGCTCCTACGGTGGATTGTCCCCCTGAGAGACCAGGGGGAATCCAATTACCAGAAGCAGCCAGAACTCCATCGAAGGTGGCATCGGTGATGTACTCTTGAGTGATCATATCCCATACTTGAATCGCTCCGGTAGGTGAGGTAGATGTGTAGTTCCAGTCGCAACCCTCTTGGAACATGGGGTTGACGGTGAACAGAGTCAATTGGTCGACCACTAAACCTGATAGATCGAAGTATCCACGCCATACCACCCAATGTGTTGGATTACCCAATGAGTTAGTGGCGGTGATTATTCTCCATCCAGATCCCTTTGCCGTGAAGTCAGAACCATCAACTGCAACCTCCACCGGAGGAAGCAACTTCCTTAGTAGTCGTTCTTTGACGACTTCTTTCTTTTTCGCCATCACTTCTTCCTCCTAGCTGCTTTGTGCGCCTTCTTAGCCAGTCCTGCGAAGGATGTTCGAGGATGCTTCTTCTTCAGGCGCTTGTATTCCCTGGCGTAACGCTTGTTGTACGCGCTTGCCTTACGCTTCTTCTTGACTGGCTCGTACGCTCGACGTGCGGTCGACCGAGTCTCTCCCTTCTTCGTCGACGAGGAGCCTAGGGATTCCCCACAGTTTGGACAGTAGTTGGGCATCAGCCCACCTCAATTGTCACTAGCCGTGCTCTGGATCGCAATGGCCATCCAATCCTTGGTTGAGAGTTTGACTATTCGAGCCTTGATACGAACCGTCACATGATTGTCCGAACCGCCTACCGCAGCTCCATCATTACCGGCAACAACGTAAAGAGAATCATTCACTACCATCCTTGCACCATCCATCCCAAATGAATCGGGGTAAAGATCTGCAGTATGGGTTGCGATATTGTTAGCCTGGTCAATCTGCAAAGCGCCAGAAGCAATCAAACTGTTATCGTCAGCTCGAACAAAGAGAGTTCCTGGGTTGAGGTCACTGAGTTGACACGCGAGTGCTCCATTACCGGCTAGCATTGCCTGGACAGCATATCCATGATCGGCTTGGGTCTGCCATATGAAATCTACCTCCTCAATGGCGATTGCCTGTTGATCGCCTACGTCTACATATGCCCCTAGATCGATCGTCGCTTGAATTCTTGTTCCATTTACTGAAGCCAGTGGGAGAGTCACGGTCTCAGTCAACCAAAACGGTCCGGTCTTTGCTTTTGCCATTGACTACGCGTACTGGTCCTCGGTATATAATCTATAGATTCGGGCGGAAATGGGCCCTTGGGTCCATTCTGCGCCCTATCTTCCTTGTTCGAACACCTGTTCGCTCATCCCACTGACTAAGGCGCTAACCCGTTGCTCCTTCGGACAGGCAACGTGCCATGAGCGTAGCGATGGGAGCCATAGGTTACTTAATCTCGCCTATCCTGATCATGCGTTAGTAGGATTTAATAAGAAGATATACCTCCCCGTTCATATGCAGAGAGCAAGAGAACCGTGCAAATGCCATGTTTGTGAACTGAAATGGGCTGACTATAGCCGAGACAATGTGAAGTATTGCCATGATTGTAAGCCGCTAGACTGGGGTATTTGATGCCAGTAGTGAGTTTGAA